ATCAATTAGGATGCTTTGACCCATGCGGCATTCAATTCGTTTCGGGTGCCGTTGCCCCTGTTGGCATGGCTGGTGTGTGGACTTTATACATAAAGTTTCGCCGCCGCACTTATGCCTTTGCCAATAACCTAATTGAGGGGCAGGCTATAAACTTTTCGGTCCGTTGCCTGAATGCTGAATATACCTACAAAGCTTATATTGTCAATCCTTCGGGCGAACAAATGGTATTGGATATTGACGGCACAGGCTACGATTGTTTAGAATTTTCAACAAAATATGAGGCTCAAATCGGTATTAACGTTGGGGCTTCTTCAATCTCTTAATTATGGAACTTGCACTCACATCGGTTTTTTTACTAATACTTTGTTTCTTTGCGGGCTGCTTTGCAACTTTCTTGCATTATTGCATTGGTGAGCCTCGCTTTAGTCAAGATGGCAGCGACTTTAAAGCAGGGCGCATATTTTCTTTTTACGGGCGTTTTGTGGCTATGCGCTACCAAATAGCCTACAAAAAGGAGAATGAGCGCATAGAGGGCATATTTCAAAGCGAGGGGGCAAAATCAAACGGTAATATTTCAGATGAAAAGGAATTTGAAATACTTTCGAGCTTTAGACCGATTTTTTGGCAGGCTTTGGGGGCTTGTCCTATTTGCTTTGCCACTTGGATAAACTTGATTGTCTTTGCAATTCTGTTGCCCGTTTTTGGGATGTCTTTATTTTGGGGGCTTTTGATTGTCCCAACTTCAACTATAATATCAGGCCGAATCCGTTTGTCCTAACTGTTTCGATTCTTCCTGATTGGCCCTGCTTGCTTTGGTGAGCGGGGCTTTTTACATTAAAAAAACCTGCTATGTTGGTAGCAGGTTTTTTGTTTTATAGGGGTAGGAATTGTTTTATTTGGTAAGGGTAGTATATTCTACTACCACCCCTTTCAGCCTCATAATATGCATAAAAATTGCCTTTTATTTCTACGGCTTCACACTCACAAATGCAGCCTTCAAAATCTTCAAACTTACATTTTTCGCCATGCTTGGGAATAAAAGGCTCTTTGGTTTCTACAGGTACGATCTTTGCGGTGTATTGGTAATTTACGTTTTCAGCGTGCATTTTATAAGCTTCTTCGGCAGATTTATAACATTGACTTGCAGTTTCAAAATTTCCACTGAATTTATACACATTAACAAAAAGCTGTTCGGGTTCTTTTGGTAGGTTGTCAGGGTGGCGGCCTACGGTGAAATTTTCAAGAAAATAGCTTAGTGAATATTCTTCTTTTACGAGCCTTTCCCCAACTTTGTCTTTGTAATATACAATCACCCAATCCTCATAATATTCTAAAAATTTGTAATCGTGACATTCGGTATGTACGGGGTTTCCTTTTTCTAATTTTTTAAATTCTTCCGCTGTCATTGTCCTATGATTTTAATTTTAATAAATTTATTTTCCAATCGTTGCCTTTTTTGGCAACCGTTTCAAGACTTTCATAGTATTGTTGAGCCATGCCCAAATAAGTTCTTATAAGCTCAAAATAACCTTCAGAACAATCTACAATGTGTATTCTGCAACGGTCTTTCACATCGGGGTACTTACCCTCAAAGTCGAACATTTCTTGAACATCTTGCACAAACTTTGCAGGCACGTCACTATCCCAACCGTTGCCCAAATCTGCCCACATTTTGCGAGCTTCTTTAAATACAAGTTCTTCAGGTGGATTCATCAAAACGCGAACAATGGCACCGCCTTTGATTTTATGCCCTGCTTCATTTAAAAGCATTGCGTAGCCTCTTATCTGCCATTCATAGATACTTATGTCCTTATCATCAAAAAGCTTCAATCCTGAAGGATTCCAAACATTTTTTTGGTCAAAGACAAAATCCTTTGTTTTCCAGTCATAGCCATTAGTAACAAGCCACTCGTTACGCATTTCTTTTTTTACGGCCTTGGTTGCAAATTCATAACCAAGCATCTTCCCTACTTGCTCAATGCTTCTTTGCTCGCATTCGTTGCCCTTTTGGATGTACTTGTTCGTAAAGGTGGTACGAAAGCCGAACCTATCATTCATAAACTCTTCCTCAATGAAGCTTTTTGCGCCAGCAGACAAAGTAGGCTGTTTGGTTGTATTTGCTTTTTCTTGAAGCTCTTTAAATCGCCTTTCCTGTGTTGGTGTAAGTTTATCCTTTGCAATTAAAAGCTCCAATTCCGCTTTTTGTATTTCAGTAATATTTGGGGCGGTAGATAAGGCCGCCCCTGTCATTATGCGCCCGAAATTGGAACATCGAAATAACTTGCTCATTATGGTTTTTGCAGTTCGGTTAATTGTGCATCTGTAAAGTGGTAGCGTTCCTGTACATCGGTTAAATCATATTGACCGTCCAAGATGCCTTGTTTGATTTTTGCAAGGTCATCGGCGGAAACTTTGAGCTTTGTTTCGACTTCCTCAAAGCTTCCATTGTCAGGGTATTCTAATTCATCATTATCTCTAATAACCGATTGGTCAGCTTCAATAGCTTTTTGCATCTCAATAGACATAATGCCCCACTTTGAAAGTATAGATTTTAAAACGGTCTTTTTTGCCATTGCATCAAAGTCGGTCTGCCATGGTCCAGAATTATAAGTTTTAGAAAAACGCTTTGCATGGGTTTCGACTTTCTTAATGGTCCAAAAATCAACTTTTTCAAATCCGTTATGTAGTTTAAAAAAAGCAGCATAACCAATAATTTTACCGCTTGGCTCTACTGAAAAATCAGCGTCCAATTCTTCAGTTAATGTGTTGAATGAGTTAAACTGCGATTCGTAAACCTCGGTAACATTTATTTTTTTGTATTGCGCTGTTCTTTGGGCTAATTGAACATAGCCCTTCCAACCCATTTGGAATTGGGCAGAGCTACTATAAGGAACAATATAAGCAAATCCCAAATTTTTATTGATGGGTAGTTGTAAGGTTGCCGCCATCATTGCAGCATTATAAATAGTAACCTTATCAACTTTTTCTAACTTAGAATCATTGGATACAATTTGTAAAACTGATGCAATAAAAGCGCTTGCCTGATTGCCCATTAACTCAGTAATTCGGTTTTTCATATTATCCGATTCTAAAAAATGCTTAATTACTTTAATGTTTTGCGACATAATAGTTTTTGTTTTTTGATGTGAGAATTAAATTACAATACAAAAGTAAGCCTTTAAAGCCGTAAAATCAAGTTTTTGAAAATAAATTTAACAAAATGTAAAAAATAATTGTAAAAAGTTTGGAAGTTCGGTTTTTGTCCTTACCTTTGTAATGTAATAACGATTTAAGCACATCAAAAAACAATAACAATATGGATTACTTTAATTTTTTAGAAACAAAAAGGCATTCAATAGGTAACTTTGGATTTGAAGCTAACTATATCCCTGATATGGCTTTTGATTTTCAAAAGTTTATTATTGAGAAAGCTGTAAGAAAAGGCAGAATAGCAATCTTTGCAGATACAGGATTAGGCAAAACTTTAATGCAATTGGCTATCGCTAAAAATATCATTCAGCACACCAATAAAAAAGTATTGATATTAACACCTTTGGCAGTTGCATTTCAGTTTATTTTAGAAGCTGATAAGTTAGGCATAGATGATATTGAATACTCAAAAGACGGCAAGTATACAAAGAAAATAGTTATATGTAACTATGAGCGGTTACACTATTTTGATAGCAAAGACTTTGAAGGTGTGATACTTGATGAAAGTAGCATATTGAAAAACTTTGACGGACAAATTAAAAATCAAGTGACCGCATTCGTTAAAAAGATACCTTACAGATTTTTAAGTACAGCAACCCCAAGCCCTAACGATTTTATTGAGTTGGGTACAAGTAGTGAGGCATTGGGGTATATGGGTTATATGGATATGCTAGGGAAGTTTTTTAAAAATAATCAAAATAGTGTAGATTCTACAAATCGTAACATCGGTGAAAAGTTTTATTTAAAACCACACGCCGAGAAAGACTTTTTTGCATGGGTTAATCAATGGGCTATTATGGTTAAAATGCCGTCAGATTTAGGATTCTCAAATGATAGGTATCAATTACCACAACTTATAATAAATAAAAATATAGTCGAAAATCAATGTTTATTTGACAAAAATGGTCAGATAAGTATGTTTGTGCCAATTGCAAAATCAATGACAGAAGTACGACATGAACAAAAGCAAACAGAACAAAAAAGATGTGAGAAAGCTATAGAATTGTCATCTAATAAAACATCTGTATATTGGTGCAATACTAATAACGAAAGCAGTATTTTAAAGCACTCAGATAAAGAAGCGGTTGAAATTATAGGAAGCCAATCTATTGAACGCAAAGAGGAAATATTATTAGCTTTTGCAAACGGGCAAATAAAAAGACTGATAACTAAAGCTAAAATGACATCAATGGGTTTAAATTGGCAGCATTGTAATCATTCTGTATTTTTCCCAACGTGGAGTTATGAGCAGTACTATCAAGCTATTAGGCGTTTTTGGCGATTCGGGCAAAAAAATGATGTTACTATTGATATGGTAATTTCTGACGGACAAACAAGGGTACTAGAAGCATTGCAACAGAAAACAGAAAAGGCAATCCAACTACACAGAAACCTAACTGAAAACGTAAACAGAAGTTTTGAAAACAAAGTGAAAGAATTTAACAAACAAATCTTAAAACCAAACTTTTTATAATCATGGAAAACTTAGTAAAAGACCAACTACACACAGATAAATATAGTATTTATAACTCAGATTGCATGTTAGTCATGCCGACTATACCTGATGAAAGTATCGACCTATCTGTATATTCACCACCCTTTGCAGGCTTGTATAATTACAGTTCTTCTGAAAATGATTTTAGCAACTGTGAAACAAAAGAACAGTTTTTGGAGCAGTACGAATTTTTGATTAAAGAAATTTCAAGAGTAACAAAGCCTGGCAGAATTACCGCTGTTCATTGTACAGATGTTTTCGATAATACTTGCCGACTTTGGGATTTCCCGCATGAAATAATAAAGTTACACATCAAATACGGGTTTGAATATAGAAACAGAATAACTATTTGGAAAGAGCCGTTAAAAGTTCGTATGAGAACGATGGTTCAAAGTTTGATGCACAAATTTATAGTTGAGGATTCAACAAAATGCTTTACTGCTATGCCCGATTACGTTTTAGTATTTACTAAAAAAGGCGAAAATAAAGTCCCTGTAACTCACCCGTTTGGAATAAATAATTATGCAGGTGAAACTCCAATACTGCCAAACATTTTAAGAGCTTGGAATAATGCAAACGGCCGCAATCTAAATGAAGACCAACTTTGGAAACATCTTAATAGTGTTAATGAAGATGACAAAATTACAAAGTTGAATCATTACATTTGGCAGCGTTATGCCTCATCTGTTTGGGATGATATTAGAATCGACAATGTATTACCATTCAAAGATAGCAAAGAGGAAGATGATGAAAAGCACGTACACCCGCTGCAATTAGATGTTATTGATAGATTGGTAGAATTATACTCAAATCCTAATGAAGTTGTTTTAACGCCTTTTATGGGAGTAGGCTCTGAGGTTTATAGCCCTGTTTCTATGGGTAGAAAAGCAATTGGAATAGAGTTGAAAGATAGCTATTTTAAACAAGCTATTTTGAATTTGAAAGATGCTTCAAAGCGTTTTCAAAAACACGAAATTGCTACATTATTTGATACATTATTTGATACTTTATAAAATTAGCAAATAGGCCCCGCACCTATCGCGGGGCCAAACATCAACACATCATGACAATCAAAACCGAACTTCAACTCAAAAACAATAAAGGCGAAACGGAAACGCTTTTGATTGAGGCGGAATACTCCCCCGCTGTTTTTCCGATTGAGCCTGAAGAAATACTTATTACAACGGTAAGTTTGAAAACAGGAAACAAATTCATAGCAGGCAGTCTTTCCCTAACTTGGCTTTTCATCTTCAATGAGGTATTTTCTACCAATACAGAATTTGAGGAAAGACTCGATGTAGCAGTTAGGAAACAATATTTTGATAACATTTTAGATAACCCAAAATTATGAATTTAGAATTTCTAACTTTTCT